GGATGTCGTCCACAAATGTTGACGCTGCATCCTTGATCTTCTTCATCTCGCGTATTACTCTGTTCACGTCAAAGACTGCGAATGCGCCGTTAGTAATGATTCCGAAACTCAGCTGGACTGAGTCCCTAAAGTTCTCCATGCCGCTCTTGATTCTAGCTTCGGCATCCTTGACGGCATCTGTTATGACCTCAACCATCTCTTTGATGCCCTTAACGAAATCGCTCTCAGCTTCAGGGCTAGTGATCTCAGGAAGAACAAGCTTAGGGATTGTTGGTATGCCCGTGTCTAGGTTCCGCTTGCTATCAGCAATTCCCTTAAGGATACCTTTAGCGTACTCTTTCTGCATTGCATTACGGTCAAGGCCAGGAGCAGGCTTTAGGGTTTTAAACCTGTTGCGCTCACCAGTATCAGCAACGCCTGTAGGTCCTGATAAGTTAATGCCAATGGCGCTAGCAAAGCTTCGGATTGCTCCAAGCGCCTTGTCTATCCAGCCACCAAAGAATCTGACAGCAGAGGGGATAGATACCGTGAACCACCTAACGAGACCTTCTAGAGGACCACCTCTGAGCTTCTCACCAATACCTGCTGCAAACCTGCCTATTGCGTTAAGCCCATCTCCGAGTGCAGGCTTCCAGACCGAGCCTATGCCTCGGGCAAATGCGCCAAGGGTGTCATCGAATACCTTACGAATTGCACCGAATATCTTGCCAAAGACAGTACCAAGCCTGCCGATGAAGTCGGAGAACGTGCTGATTACCTTGCCAGCAATCTTAAAGCCAGCAGTGAACGGAATGAAGAATGATGCTACAAAACCAAACTTGTATCCAAGTTCTTGCAGGAACTCTCCAAGTATTTTTATGAGGCCAGTAAAGCCGCCCAGTGCATCTTGGCCTGGCATGAATAGGGTTAACCATCCGAAGAGACCTTCGGCCAGTCCGTCCAGCACGGCGATTAGGCCCTTTCCTAGTTCTCCAATTGCGCCTAAGAGATCAAGGAACGGCTTAGCGTCCTGGGAAAAGTCGTAGAAAGCATTGCCGCTTTCAGCAGTGCCGTTTAGGAATTCAGTTAAGTCTGTAAGCGCAAGTATAACCTTGCCACCAAAGTTCTCTGCGGCTGTGCCAGACCCCTCAAAAGCTTCTCTAACCTTTACGCCGATTGCGTCTGCAAGACCTTCAAAGACTGGCATGTTCTGACTGATGAAGCCAGCAGTAGCCGCGAAGGCTGGAAGGAATGCCTGGCCTAGCGTAGTGCTGGCGTTAGCTATACCTGCACGCATTATCTGTAGTGCACCAGCTAGAGTGTCAGTCTCCTTGGCAAACTGGCCCTGTGACGATGCTGTCTGCTCGTAGAGTATCTCCAGGGCAGCTATTGCCTCGGCTTGCTTAAGAGCTTCCCCTGTTAGGTCACCCATGCTCTTCTCTGCAACTCTGGCAGATATGTCTGACTTACGGAGGGCAACACCGTACTTCTCTACCTGGTTGTACTCACCACGGAATACAGCAGATAGAGATTGCACGGCGTCGTAGGTTGAGCCACCGAATGTAGCGGCCAGGTCCGCACCAAGACCAACTAGCTCGTCTGCCTTCTCTGAGTACTCCTGAGTAGAGAACCCGAGGTTAGAAAGCTGAGCACCAATTAGGTTTGCGGACTTTAGGTAGTCGTTGGCTGATAGACCGAACTGAGTAGAAGCCGTCTTGGAGTTCGCAATGATGCTTGTAGAAAACTCGTTGAAGACGGCCTCAGAAGCACCAAATGCTTGCTCGAGATCAGATGCTGACCCGACAATGGACTGGATGCCACGTGTTATGGCTACGAATGATAGTCCAACACCAATGGTGGCAAAGGTTCTGTTGATACTACTTGAGATTTTCTTAGTAGTACTCTGCAGACCCTTTAGTTGGTTGCTAGCGCCCTTAGTTGCCTTAGAGAGGTTTTTATATTCTCCAAGAATATTGACTTCTAGATTCAGGGCCATTACATTAACTCTTCCAGTGGGTTGGACGGTCCACGGCGATCAAGTGCATCAACAAATGCATTGACTTCACGTAGCGTCAATTGACGGTATTCAGATGGCGGCATCTTCATTGCTAAACAAAAATCCGCCATACGCTTACCAGCTGCCTGTTCGGTGGCTAGTCTTTTGGGTCTGACTCACCAGCATTCAGGACTTCCATTGCATCTTTGAATGACAGCTGTCCAGCGTCCTCTAACGTGAACATTGCGTTTTCACGCTTCTTGATTACAAATATTACTGCCTTAAGGCTCTTGCCCTTTAGCGCTTTATCGTCCATCAAAGAATCAATTGGCGACCCAGAAATGTGCTCAATAGTTTCGACCTCAGCTATTGTGAGTGTCTCGAATTCGAATTTTGCCATGTTAACAACTCCTCAGTTATTTATATTTGTTTATTAAGGTTTCTATGTTTTCAAAGTACCTTGTGTAAATTGCTTCTATATTCAATTTTAGCGCCATGCTGAAGAAGGGATTTGGAAGGATACCCCTACGAAACCAGCCCCAGTGAATTGGGTTGGCGTAGGGTGTACGACTTCCTCCTGCCCGAACAACAACCTTGCGCTGTTGCTTAGACACTCGGATAGAGCGCCTAAGAGCTCCTGTTTTCACAGGTACCAAGGTGCGGGCCTCACGGGCTACGATCTCTCCAGAATCGGCAGCAGCAGCAGATATTTCTTTTGCTGGTACACCAATAACCTTTAAAGCTCGTACTGCCTCGTTGAGGCCACGCACCTGGATACTCTGTGGTTTAGCCATGATTACGCGGCAGTGACCGTAACGCCCCAGTACTTACCAGCAGCTGGATCGTGAGTAGCGTTGTCAACCTCAAGGGTAACCGAGAACGACGAGATCTCGCCAGCTGTCAAAGACAGTGGAGGGACTTCGCTGAAGATAACAGTTCCTGAGTAGATTGGCTGTGAAGCCGTAGCAGTAACGTTACCGTGTGGTGCGATTGAGAATGAAACCTCAGTGCCGTAGTTGTCCCAAAGGATACGGTAGAGAGAGTCGGCCTCGCCAGATGTGATTCCCTCGAGAGCCAGTGCCCACTCCTTGCCGACAGAAACTTCACAGAAGGTTCTTACGTCGCCAGGTGCGTCGCCTAGTTCCAGAGAGACTGATGTTGCGTCGCAAGCGTAGTCAGCACCATCGATTGTGAAAACGATGTTCTGAGCTTTGATGCGTGTTGATGCAGCCATAATAGCTCCTTATATAGTAATTGAAAGCTCAACTATGACGTTTGTTGAGAGGAACTCAACATTGTTCACAGATAGAGCAAATGGTTTTTCTACTCTTTGCAGCGATGCGTATGAAGGCAGTGCTCTAAGGGTAGCTTGAATGAGATCTTCTAACTGTTCGGTTGCAATCTCGTTGGTTGCGGTGCCAGCAACTAGCACCAACTCCAGGCTAAGGACGTACTCTCTTCCGAGAGATTCCAGAACCAAGAAGGGGGAGCCACTGTTGATGACAACAATCGGCGGGATAATGCGCTCTGGGATGTACTCTTTAGCGTCAAGACCAGCTGCCACGAGCACGTCGCGGAACTGTTCCTTGGCTAGAGTAATCTCGTTGGTCATTAGATACCAGGTCTAACAAACGCTAGCAAGATTGGGTACACAGAGTTCATAGGGTCCTTCGCAACACGAATGGGAGTGCCATCCATGCTTGCGAATTGTGCAACGCCATTAGGAGCAGAGCGACGGTGGAACAGCTCAGAAGCAACTGTCAAAACTGCTTGATCCCTAATTGTTAAAGGGACTGCAGCGGTCTTGATGTAGTTACTAACTAGCGAGTTCGCCGAAGTTAGGCAACCATCAATGAAGGCACCTACCTCTTTAGTGCCTACGTAATCCTGTAGCTGTTCTACCGTGACGCTCATTTTAGCTCCTATTAAGCAGAGAAGGTGACTGGAACTAGGGCTTCTGGGGCTTCAGTGGCAAGTGCGCCATACTGGTAGACCGAGAAGTCGCGGCTCAAGTTGATGATGTTGTCGTCAGTCAAGCTAACGGTTGGAGCCGAGTAGAAACGAAGTGCGCTTGAGTTAACAAATGCAGCCTTGTCTCCAGTCAGGCCAGTGTCAACTGCAACACGTAGACCAGCGAATGAACCGCCAAGTGCTAGTGGGTCAATCGAACCAACAGTGTTACTTCCAGTGTTACCAGTAACTGTCAATAGTGGACGACCATCAGATGCTTCAAGGGTCATCAACTGCTTGAACACGCTCTTCGAAACTGCAAGCGCTTCTACTGACCAACCGTTGTTGGCGTAGATGTCTGCAGCGTCAACTAGCTTGTCTAGCCACTCTGTGTAGGTAGAAGAACCAAGGGTTGAGCCTAGTGCTAGGGCACGGTCTCCACCAAGTACGATGTTTGCATCGTGGGTGGTTACGAAGCCTGCGCGTACGAAGGCGTTTAGGTTCTTAGCAACTGCAACTGCCATGGCACGCATGTGAGCGTCTAGGAAGTTAACTGAGCTGCGCTCGATTGCTTGGCGGGAAAGGGTAGTGTAACCACCGAAGGTTTTTACAGCTGCGGTCTCTGTGGTTAGAGTAACCTGTCCGAAAACTAGGTCATCTCCTTCGGCGGACTGCTCGTTAACATCAACAGAGTTGGTGTTTAGCTTTGCATATTCTAGGGTGTTACCAGTAGCTGGCAAGATGCCAGTAGACATAAGCGCACGAACACCAATTGGGCTGTCAACAATGCGGGTTAGGTCACCAATGAAGGTGTTTAGCATTACTGAGTTGTCAGTGGTGTTTCCTGCGTATGCACGTAGGGTTGACTCGTCGCCAGCTGCGATGGCCTTTAGGACCTCACCTGCTGATCGTGTGTCGGTTGTTGGCTCGGATGATGCTACAGAGAAGCCGGTCTCTACGAGACGGCGCAGCTCAGCTACATCCTCCTGAACGCTCTGTACGTCAAATGAGACGTCAGTTCTTGACTCCATAGGAATCTCCTGTTCAATCGGGGTTTCGTCCTCACGGACTTCTTGAATCGTTGCACCAGCGTATGCTGGGAACGGTACAACGCTAACTTCCCTTAGGGAAACAGCCTTGCGTATCACTGTCGAGCCATCGCGCTCCGAATCAACGGGAACGAAACCAACAGAGAACTTGTTTAGGACGCCATCCTTTAGTAAGGTGCGTACTTCATTTCCACGCATTGTGTCGCTAATCTTCGCAACAATCTCAAAACCAGCGTCAGTGTCGCGGCCTTCGATTAGTCTTCCGATTGGCTCTGCGTGGCCATAAAATAGTTTTACATCAGTGACATCTTCAGAGATTGATCCACGAATGAATCTTTCAGTGTAGGCTCCACCAATGTTGGCGTCCTGGCCATACGGAACAGCAATACCAGATACAGTACGCTCTTCCTCATTAAAACGTAACTCAACGTCACGTGTCTCGATGTTATCCATCTAGACCTTCCTTAGCTCGGACTTCGTCAGCAGACAGAAACTCGTTCTGTAAGCCGATTGCGTAGTTTGCGTAACGCGCTGAGATGTCCGCCTTGAAAAGACCTTCGTAGTCAAACTTGACTCGCTGGCCTCTTGGCAGGCAGTTGCTCATTGCGTCCTCGATGGCGTCCAAATATGCCATGAGAGTGTGGCGATAGAACACTTGGTTCTCGTCGCTCAAATTTGTGTATGTGTCGCTGGTGCCGTCTACTCCAGTTAGTAGCAACCTTGCAGGGATACCGAACATGCGGGCCATCTGCTGGACTGACTGGTTCTGCACATCAGTAAAGAGCGCATCCTTTGGAGACAGGGCAACGGGGTCGTAATTAAACCCATTACCTAGAACTGCGATCTTCCGCTCCGACTGCTTATCGTGCCAGCGGGCTGTAATTTCATCAGCCTGATCGGACGTCAACATGGAGTTGCTTGTAAGCACTCCAGTCGGTACTCCCGCTTGAGCGAACCAAGTGGATGCATAGGCACGCAAGTCTAGTGCGCCAGCTATGTCATCCTTACACAGTTGAATAGGACCAAAACCGTGCAGCTCACCAGGCATGGTAAAGAGCTTAAGCTGCTCTATCTCATTCGCTGGCACGACATCTACTATTAAATTCGGGTAGTAGCCACGGCTGTAGCTGTACTTCTTAACTCCAGTCTGCTTGTCTATCTCGATGCGTACGTTCTTTGAAGGAAGAATCTCAAGTGAGTTAACGTTGCCTGCTGCGTTTAGCCTCTTTAGCCAGAATGCTTCTCCTGTGGTAGCGAGACTTACAACTGTCTGGTAAAAGAATTCACGGCGTGAATCTTGTAATGAGGGGGAGTTCACAATTAGTGGGTTTGGTACCGCTTGCTCTTGACCAGTTGCTGCTACGTACCGAACGGTCTTGATATCCATCTTAGAGATCGGTGTGGCAAGGATCTGAATGGCTCTGTATACCGAGGTGAGGGAGAGGGCTCTGTTTACATCTACCAGCGGTGTAACCTCACTGGTACGAGTTGGAGGCACGCGAATAGAGCCAGAGACAGCTGCTCGCTGTTCTTCTTTTTCTTCTATGCCTAGTAACCGTTGAAAAAAGTTTGCCATATGTATTCTCTATTCTATCAGGTTCTATTCTAGAACACTTGGAGTGTACCTGATTCGACGATGTTGGCACAATATAGCGCCATCACTGTCGACAGGACTGCATCTGTGTCGCCCTTACTTTCCTTACGACTTATAAACCAACTCTCACCAGAGAACTTAGCGACACCTCTTGGCATCTGTTCTCTTAGCAAAGCATCGTTATTGTGCTTGACTCTTTCATTAGCAAAGAGCCAATAGGAAAAGGCAGCAGCTGCGGTCATCTCTTTAGTCCACAGCTGGTAGGTAGGAATGCCTGACAGCTTAAGCTTCTTGCCGATGTTTGGCATCTGCCTGTCGTCTACTGCTATTCCTTGTGGTGAGTGCTTAAGGAACAAGTTCTTAAGGTCGTCAAACACTTCGGTTTCTGTTGGATTAACGTAGCTGGCTACCAGCTCCGTCTGGAAGGTACCGTCTTCAAGCTTGCGTGCTGCCGATATGCAGACATTGCCCCAGCTAGCTGTCCTGTCCACTGCAAAGACCAAAGGTGAGGACTGCAGTACCACGCCTTCCCCAACTGCGTTATCAAACAATGTCATCGGTAGCCATCCAGGAATGCTGGTGGCATCAATAAACTGATTCAATCTGTAACGCCTGGCCTCAAGCTCTGGGATTGAGCGCATGTCGCTTATCACTCTGTCTAGCGGTATCCTGCCCGCTTCTACAGCTGGGTTTGCTGCGTAGATTGCTTCTGGGTCATCTAGCTCACAGTTAAGCGGAGCCTCCCAGCAAAAGAACCCAAACCGCTCAAGGGTCTCTGGCTCATCTATCGCCAGCTGCCCTGTAACGTACAAATCCTTCAAGGTCTCAGAGGTGTCATCACCAGCAGTTGTTATGCCAATGATTATGCCGTCCTTCTTCGTGGAGGTTCCAAGAGTCAAGGAAGAGTAGAGGCCCTTTGGCAGGATGTGCAACTCGTCTACTATTCCGAGCGTCACTGCGATGCCCTGCAGAGCCGTCTCCTTTGCTGCCTTAATCATGTAAGTCCCAGAGCCGTTAACCAGGTGCATGCCTCGGTGCTCTGTTGCTTTAGAGAAGCGCTTCTTAAGGTGAGGGTTGTTGTTGACTGAGTACAGCGTTCGGTTGTAGACAATCCTTGCCTGATCTACCGAACTGGCCACACCAATCACTGTTGGCCCAACCTCGTGCATGAGGAGCCCGTACAGGCTCAGGGCCTGGGTCAAAAGTGACTTGCCGTTCTGACGCCCCATAGAAACTACTACCTGCCGATACCTAAGGCGGTCTGCCTTATCTGGCTCAGGGTGGTCCTTTGGGTAGCGCTCTAGGATGTGCCGAAGCAGCCACTTCTGCCACTCGTCTAGCTTTATTGGCTCGGTGCCAGACTCCTGGGTAGACATAAACGACTCAACTATCAAGATGAGCTTATCGCCATCAGTCACAAAGTCCTCACTAAGTGGCCTTGTATATCTAGCAGGAGTCTGCATTATCGCTTAAGGATCTCAGCCAATGGGTCCGCAACTTCTCTACCGTCAGCTATTAACTTCTTAAGATCGTTCACTGCACGCCGCAATTCTGCTGCAGTACTGGTCATCTGGTCCGAGTCAAACATATCTGCAAGGTACCGAACCAGCCCAGCGTGGACTTGTTGCTCAAGGTTCAATTCGACTGAGTTCAGCCAAAGTTCTATTGTTTCTCTCATAACTTCCTATCTATCATTAAAAGGTTTGATCTTTTGACCAATAATACAATATATCTCGTTTAAAGACAGC